ATACAAGCGGTTGTGCAAGTAGCAGACCCTGATAAAATATTAAGTGATAGGGTTGATTTTAATAAAAGGTATTTGCAAGTCCACACGACTCATGAATTAAAAAACCTTTATATTGGAATTTTCAAAGGAAAAAGGTACAAAGTATTTTCAGTTAATGACTATAGCGATTATGGTTATTTTTCGGCATATTTTGAGGAAACTAAGAAAAATGCTTAAAATTTTAGGGGACTTTTTCAGAGACTTATTGGATTTTGACCCAACAAAAATAATCATTGGCAGGGAAAATCTTACAAAATTAGATACAAACGAGAGTTATATAATTCTTGACTATTTAACTTCAAACCCATTGGGTGGGTTAAATACTTTTGATGGAGATGATGAAAAAATAAGCATTGCAACTTTAACAAGATTTAGGGTTACAATATTGACAATAGGTGATAATGCAAGCGATAATATCAACAACATTGAATTATTGATTAAATCGCAAAAAAGTTTAGAATTGCAAGCAGCGTTAAAAATCAGTGTTGGTCATTCTTTTGGCGTTAAGAATTTAAAAGAATTAAGTGGCAGTATTTTTACAGATACGTTTGAGATAGAGTTAAATGTGGATATAACAAAAGGGGTCGATGTTCCAACTTTGAGAATTGACCAAGCACAAATTTTAATTAACAATGAAGAAGGAGTAATTTACGATGGACTTATCTAATGTAATTAGTGTTGGAATTTTGCCAGAGGGCAAAGCCATTTCAACAGACAATATGAACGCTGTTTGTCTTATGTCAAGCGAAACCCCTTTGCATACGAACAACAGATACCGAGTTTATAAAAACATTTCAGCGATTGAAAACGACTTCGGCACTTACTCAAGAACATACGCCTTTGCCAGTGTATTTTTCCAACAAACGCCTAATCCTATCCATGTAGAAGGTGCGTTAGTGCTTGGTTATTATCGGTCAGCCTCAGAGGACGTTGAAGCAACGTCAGGTGTCTTGACTGGCGGACAAATAAACGAAGCGCAGGTCATTAGTAATTTACAACAGATTACAGATGGCAGCATGGATATTTCAATCGATGGCACTTCAGTAACCATTGACGGATTAGATTTTTCCACAACCACCACAATCGATGGCGTGGTGGCTTTAATTACAGCAATAACTGGTGCGACTTGTTCTTTCAGCGACCAAAGACTTATTTTTACAAGCGACATAGATGGGGTTCTTAGCACGATGTCCGTATCAAGTGAATCGCCCTCTGGCACATTCATTGGAGCGATTTTAGGGCTTAGTGACGGTGCAACAGTTATAAACGGCGTAGATGCCCAGACTTTGCCTGCTGAGACTAAATTATCAGCAATCAGCACCTTAAAATCTTTAGTGAATTTTAAAGGATTTTGCTTTATTGACAATACAACTGATGCAGAAAGTGAGGATTTAGCGACTTGGTCGCAAGCAAATGCGGTTCTAGGTTATGATGTTTTTTCAGATATTAGCAACTTAGAAGTAGATGCTTCAAACCCAGTCTGGAGCATTACAAGCAAAGGTCAAAGCAATTACACCATGCTTTATGACACAGACAGACGATTAGCAGTTGGCGTGATGGCACGCCTACACACCGTTAATTTTGCCAGTGAAGACACGGCAAATACTTTGAATTTAAAGGAAATTAAAGGGGTTGAGGCAAAAGACTATAGCCAAACTGAATGGCAAAAAGCGGAAACAGTGGGGCTGAGTCTTTATACTTTTTTTAAGGGCGTTCCAAAATTGATACCAAGCGGTTCAAATGGCTGGTCAGACAATGCTTATAATCTAGTTGCATATGTAGACCATATACAAGTTGGTTTATTTAATTTGCTCGGATTAACCTCAACCAAAATACCACAAACGGCTCAAGGCGTTAATCAACTGCTTGACGAATTAAGGAAAATATCACGACAATTTGTTAGGGTTGGTTTTATTGGCACTGGGTTAAAATGGACAAGTTCAGATTATTTTGGCAATAAAGCAGTCTTTGACAGAAATATTGAGCAAACAGGTTTTTACTGGCTGGCTGGCAAACTATCAGACCAATCGCAAGAGGATAGGCAAGCAAGAAAATCGCCTGTTCTTCAAGGTGCGATTAAAAATGCAGGTGCAATCCACACTGTGAATGTGCTAATTAATTTCAATTTATAGGGGGTGATAAAATGCCAAACACTGTAATAAATATTCCAACAGAAAGTTTAACACTCATTTTAAACGGTCATGTAATCAATGATTTTATCGAGGGCGACCATGTTGATTTAACGCCATTAAATCCATTAACAGACAGGCTTAACGGTGCTGGCAACAGTTTTACAGTGACCGACAGAGTTGACAACAATGTTTATGATATGGTTTTTAGAGTTGTTCGTTTTTCAGACAATGACGTCACTTTAAATGGCTTTTTCAACAGAAAACCGATTGTTATTTTCGCTGGTTCAATGTCGCAAGATTATTATAGTCATACTGTTAATGCCCCCGTGGGGTCGGGCAATACGGCAACCGAAGTAGAAACTTCTGGCGATACTTCCTTGGAAAATTGGACTTTAGAAGGTGGCACTTTTATCGCTCAACCAACGCACAAAAAGAACAATCAGACTCAAGAGATAGCCATTGAGTACACCATTCAATTTAGGAATGCAAGCAGGTTAATATGAACAACACCGAAACAGCCAAAAAAGCCCAAAAACTACTTAAAATAATTCATGATAGTAAGGTTGCTGAAATCAATGGCAGGTCTTATGAGATTATGGCTTTTACTCATAAAAAAAGAACAAAAATATGGGCATATTTCAGCTCAGTTAATCAATTGATGGAATTGGGTGACTTTGGTTTTATGGACACGCCTAAATTTAGAGAAATTGAACTTTTGATTTTTGAAAATACTATCTTTGAAAAAAATAAACTATCCGAAATTCATTTTGAAAAATATCCCAATGATTATATTGAATATATCACCACAATGATGGGGGCAATTTCTTATCCTTTTTTTTCAGAAAGCCTTACAAATTAAAAATAGTTGTAGGGTATGAATTTAATGACGATTATATCGATTTTACCAATATTGATTTTATTGACTTCCAAATATTTTCGCTGGTAAAAAAAGGCTACGGGTCATTATCCGAAATCTCTAAGTTAGATACCTCAGAATTTTTAGATTTAATCGAATTTGAAAACATTAATCATGATATAACTATGCACATACACAGAGAGCAAAATGGTAGTTAATGAGCTAATTACAGCTTTTAGTTTTAAGGGCAACATAAACCCGCTAAAAGATTTTAACAAAGAGTTAGGCGGGCTTATCCCTAAAACCACAAAATGGTCAGTAGGTTTAAGCGGATTAGGTGCGTTATTTACTAAAATGGCTTCTAACAGTTTAAAGTCTAACAATGCGTTGGTGCAATTCTCTCATTTAACAAATGAAAGCATATCAAATATTCAAGGATTAGAATTAGCTGGAGCGAAATTTGGATCGTCACTAGGTGATGGTATTAAATCAATACAGAATCTATCAAAAGGATTAGCAGAAGCAAGATTGGTCGGAAATAAAACTTTTGGAAAATTGGGCATCAGCATAGTTAATGCCAATAACGAATTAAAAACTTCATCAGAAATATTATCTGACATGAATAAATTATTTAACAGTCAAAATAGAATTTATGGAAAAGGGGCTGACAAAAGATTAAAATTACAAGCGCTTCAAAGTGCGGGCATCAGCGGCAGTTTGTTACCATTACTGATGAAGTCAACTGATGAATACAAGAAGCAAATTAAAGCATCTAAACAATTGTCTCTTAGTGGAGACCAAAGCGAAAATATAAGGGTATTTAACAACGTTTTAAATGAAACTTCACAAATATTTGGGCTAATAACCAGCCAAATTTCTGCAGAACTTGCCCCTGCATTCACCTATATTTTAGAAACAGCCAAAGAGTTTGTGACTAATAATAAAGAAATAATTGTAACAATAGGCAAATGGGTTGCAATTATCGGGTTAGTGGTTGGAACTTTTAGTTTTGTGCTTTTGGCTGTGAAAGCAATATTATTACCATTAAAAATTATTAGGACTGTAATGATAGGTATCAGCATAGCATCTTTACCCATCACTGGCACGTTTGTTCTAATCGCAGCTGCGGTTGCAGCAATCGGTGCAGCAATTTACATTTTTAGAGATGAACTAGCCAAAGCTTGGGAATGGGTTAGTAAAATCGATGACGCATTCACTAATTGGAGTTTTGACAAAATAAAAGGAATCGGCGAATGGTTTAATAATTTATTTACGAGTATTCAAACTTGGTGGGACGAACTAGACTTTTCTATTTCAATGCCTAGCTGGCTTGGCGGCGACTGGTTTGGTGGAAACGAAAACGAAAACGAAAACGGAAATAAAAGAACTAGTGAAAATTCAACTAGAGTTAAAAAAAATAATAAAAGAACTATCAACCCTGATTATTATAAATCACAGATAGATTATTACAAATCTCAAAGATTAAGCCCCGTTTCCAGTTTTGGAACAAAACAAAATACGACACAGAACAACAACATTATAGTAAATACGAACGAACCAAAAGTGATGCAGAAAGTTATTGAAGACACTTTAAATAAGGGCATTAAACTAATTCAAGAAATAAGTACAAGAGGGGGGATATAAATGCCCTTTGGTAATTTACAAAAAGCTTCTATTATCGCACAAGGTTTGGCTGGATTTTACAGCGATGTAAAAATAACAGAAAAACAAACTTATGAAGCAACTGTTCCTGACATTCCTATTGAGGACGGCGCTTACATTCACGACCATATCATTTTAAAGCCTGTATCAATTCAAATAACGGGAAGAATAGCCCCTTTTCATTTTTCAAAAAAGGAATATAAATTTACAGCCACTCCTTCTAAGATTGTAGACACTCTTGATGTTTTTTCGCCAAAAAAGACAGCTTTTCAATCAACGCAAGTTAGCAACCATACTATTAAATCTGTTGAAACAGCCGATAATTATTCAAGTGGTTTTAATAATATTTTTTCAAATTTCAAAGGTGATAAAACAGACTTAATGCAAGTTTTCAATGACTTTATGCTTGAAATCAGAAATAAAAAAATATTGGTGGATATTAAAATGCCGCTTAAAGTTCACAAAAACATGGTTATAACTTCTTTTGTTTTGACGACTGATAACGAAGCAAACGCATTAGATTATGAACTAACAGCGAAAAAAATTATTATTGCTGAAAGCAAATTTACAAAAAATGTCTTTAATAAAGGGG